GGTGCCGTCGATATAAGCGATGCCGTGATCTGAAACCTTCAACTGGTTCTCCAGTTCCTGAATACGCCCCTTAGCCTCTTCTTTCTTGGCTTCGGTCCTGATCATATATGGCATCTGGAAAATCATGTTCAGCTTATTGCTGGAATAGTTTTCATCAATGGCATCGAGCACCCGGAGTTTCCGGCTCAGCCGCTGGAACACGCTGTTCTTCTCATTCATCACCCCGTAGAAAGGGTTCTCAATGATGGAACATTCCCGCTTGCCCATGGTGATCTGTTCCTTGCGTCCGGTCTGTTCGTCGTAGCATTCGACCTGGATTTGTCTCGGCCGCCACTCAACAATTCTGCCGACCCGCAGTTCATAGATCTCATTGATGCGCACAGACTCCAGCGTCTCCGGATCCTCGTCCACATCCATGTCCACAGGCACTTCCGCGATCACGCCTTCGTCAAACATGTTCCGCACCAGGTCGATCATGTAGCTGTAGCTGCTCTGGTCGATGTTCGCCTCTACCGTGAAAATCTCTTCCAGGCTTCCCTTGACCGTCTCCTGGTAGGTTCCGTTCTCATCCACCTTTGCGTGATGGATCGGAACGCCGGCCACGTCCAGAGCGATCTTGGTCAGGATCGCGTCCACAATAGTCTGCTCCCCGTTATGACGGGAGCCGAACCGGTCCGGCCGGTCATAGCTGCTCATGCCGCCATACCAGCCCGGATTTCCCAGCTCAAAAGGATACTGATTGCTGATGGGATTCGAGGGCCGGTCGCGTCCCCGGAAAACCCGAAAGGCCTCCCGAAATCTTTCAAATACATTCATCGGCAATTACCCACCTTTATCAGCGATTATGGTATTCCCTTCTCTTGCGAGCTTCTTCCTCTCTGCGAAGCTGCTGCTCTTCCTTCTTATATCCGGAGTAATTTACAATCTGGGTTTTTCCCGTGCCGCGCTTTGAGATCTTGACCTTCTGACCGCTGACAGAAACGGAATTTGCACCCACGTAAGAGCTTGCAAAACCCGGAGAAAGAAAAGCACCGAGACCGAGCGCCGCCAATTTCTGACGCCCGGCAAGAACATTGCGGACGACGGGCTTGGATTTCGTGGTATACCCTTTTGCAGCGGCCTGACCGATGATCTTCCATTGAAGAGACTCGATTGCCTTCAGCTGTTTTCCGTTGAGTGCAGCATTCATTGCTTCTTTCAAAGCCTTATCCTTAAACTTGGCGGCTTTCCCTTCGTTTCCGCGACGTTCCGCCATACGGGCTTTTCTCATATACTTGGCGGTTTTACGCTGGGCGTATTTCTGATTGGCCACAACGTTGGCATAACCTTTGTCCAGCTTATTAAAATCCTTGGTCATTTTTCTGGCCGACGCATTTTTGGATCCATCCCATGCGCCTTTGCCATATCGCTCCTGCCCAAGGGTCGTAAGACTGCCGTCTTCGTTCTGATACCTTCGGACACCCCACTTCATGCCCTTAATGCCGTGATGTTCAAGGTACTCCCCTTCCCAGTCATCGAATCTTGTTGCCATGTTCTTCCTCCTGTCAGAACGAATCCTGGCACTGCTTGTAAGCCACATAGGCGTCCAGCATCGCGCTCACAGGATCGATCTTCTCATCATTCCGACGCTTGACCAGCATCTTGTTGTTGTTAACATCCCGTTCAACCATGGCGTTCCCCATAGCGAACATCATCAGTTCTTCATCGAACAAAAGCATCCGGTCACTGGCCAGATCCTTCAGTTCACCGAGCGGCACACTTTCCGTCCGCTTGCCCTGCCGGACCTTCACAACATTGAAACCGGTGTTTTCTGTCGTCCACCGCTCGACAAACTTTTCAGCGTTGTACGGATCATACCCCATGCAGAGCACGTCGTACTGGCAGTCGGTAATATGCTGCATCAGATCCTCGTAGACCTCCAGCATATCAAGCGTGCTGCCGCGCATGACGATCAGCGTTCCTTCCTCGATGAACTTGGAATAGGCGTCTTTCATACCGCCGGATACCGTGATCTGTGTTCTTTCGGAAATATATGCCCTGCACTTGACGCCGAATCTCCCGTCCTTGAGCGGGAACAGAAACGTGAAAGCGCAGAAGTCATCCCCCTGACTCAGATCGACCCCCAGCGAGCACGGCATCTGCCAGTAGCGCTGGAACGGATGCAGCTGAATCTCGTCATAGGTAAAGTAATAGGTGCTTCCCTCCAGCGGAATGCCGAACCGCTTGGCGATGATCTCATTGCGCAGCAGCGGGTTCAGTTCCGCCGTCTCCACATCCTGCGCGTAGGTTTCATAGCTGACGGTAATCCCGATGTTCGGGTTGGCCTTTGGCCACATCTCCGGCATGCCGATTTCCTTTTCGTCATCCAGCTGATACCACCAGATGCTCCAGTTCGGCGCAACCAGACGGTCAGGGTGTGCCGGATCTCCGTTCAGAATATTCTCCAGCTCGGCGCCGATTGTGTCGCCGATCCTGTTCCGAACCGTTCCTTCGGAGCTCACAAGCAGAATAATATAATCTCCCGTCTTAGCCGCACCGGCCTCAATGGCAACGATCGGGTTCTCACGGACATCTGTGCTTCGCCATTCATCCAGGCTGTTGTACTTCGTCCGGAAGCCCTGCAGCTTGTCGATGGAGCAGGCCTTGGTTTCCAGCAGGCTGTTGGTGGCATCATTCCGAATGCCTTCCTTGCAGGCGAACAGCTTCGGACGCAGCGCCCTGTTTCCGGTCGTGTTTTGAAGACTGCCCTCTGTCATAAAGGTGAAGAGCGGACCCGGATGTTTCAGCAGCGACGTTTTGATCGGCTCCAGCGTTTCCTGCGCCTGATCCATCGTATAGGCCACCGCGAACTGCTTCGTGGTTTCCATATCGACGGTCAGTCCGTAGGCCTGCACGTCGGATGCGTAGATCGTCTTTGCACCGCCACGTCCCATCAGGATCGCCTGCTTGTTAGTCAGCCTCCGCTTCCGTCTTTTTCGGACATACCGCCCGCCTCTTCCGTCCGGATCGGGTTCGTAAAACGTCTTTGTCTCGTAATAGAACCATCCGTACAGATCCTCAGCGAAAAGCCGGAAACTGTCCAGAAACTCCACCGGACTGCCGTCGGTCAGCACCATCTCTGTTTCACAGAATTTGATGAAGCCCTCAACCGGCGCCGGGTCGTAGTAATAGATGGGACTGGCAATCTTCTTTTCAATCCGGTCCATCTGCTGCAGAATCTTGTAGTTGACCGGAATCTCGCCGCTTTCCACCTTTTCCCGAAAAGCGGCATAATACTTCGGTGTCGCCGTATTGCTCAGCATATGTCGCTTCTCCTTTTAACTCAGTTCTTGCCTTTTCTGGATTTATACCACTCCTGATAGGCTTTCCATTTCTCTCGTTCGGTAAGCTGTTTCTCGCGTTCGTTGACAAGTTTCGTCTGGTTGGCTGTCCGGGCTGCTTTTTTCGCATCAATGGCATTCATGCGATTTTCCTGAATATACTTGGCGCGATTGTTGACCCGTTTTCCGATTGCGCCAAGAAGCGTTGTTCCACGGAAATTTGTCTTCGCATTCGTAAGCTGCGCTTTCCGTTCATACTTAAGCCCGCCGCGAACGTCGCGAGCTTTCTTCTTTGCTTCGGCTTTCGCGGACTCTGCCTCGTATTTTGCTTTCTTTGTCGCTTCTGTGGCCTGTTTGCCTTGTACTTCCAGACGCTTCATTTCAAGGGCTTGCTTAACGCGATCAATTTCACGCTGTTCCTTATCTGCTTTATAGGACATATACGCGTTGATCAGTTTCTTTCCGGCTTCCAGAAGCGGGCTTCTTGCGAGTTCCCTGTACTCCTGCTCCATCTTCAGCCGGCCGATCCGATTACGAAGTTCGTCGTCCGTCATGTACTTCGGGTTGGCCTTTCGGCGCTCTTCCCGGTAAGCTTCAATGCGGGCGGCACGCTGAGCCTTACGCTCGGCCTTGGCCTGCCGCTTTGCCTCGCGTCGCTTCTCCCGGTCGCCCCATCCTTCCCGCGCCTTCCGCTCTCTCAGCCCGAGCGGCGTCCACGTGCCGTCTTCCAGCTGGTACCGGCGGACGCCGTTCTTGGATCCCTTGGTCCGGAAATGGCAAAGCGTGTCCGGCCCGTTCGGCAGACGATGCCTGTACAGTTGCTCTTCCCACCCGTCAAACGTGGCCATAAACATCCACTCCTATCTGTAAAAATGTACAAAAAAATAGAGCCCCTGCTTTCGCAAGAGCTCATGATCCGATATGTGTTATCTGTTCAGCATCAGCATAATAAGGAGAATAAAAAAGACGACTCCAAGTATAATGAATGAATTCCGCGCGGACTTTCTCCGCTCTATTTCCAGTTCCTTTTCTTTTTCAAGCCTCTCGATCCGCGCTTTCTCGATCGCCTCGGCCTTTTCGGCCTTCAGCTCCTCCCTTCGGATCTTTGCATGATTGATCGTTTCGAACCGAAAGTTTCGGTTCTTGGTGTCCATCTTAGCCTCTTCCGGAAGCTTTGCTCCGCAGTATCTGCAAAATTTGCTGTCGTCCTGAACGGACGCCCCGCATTCCGCGCACTTCACTGACATGACGGCAACCTCCTCTGTGATCGTTTTGGTCATTGTATCACAGACACCCTGAGACTTCAATCGTCTTCCGGGTAGTCAGTCGGGTAAAGATTTTTCGCGTGCCCCTCAAGCCGGCTCTTGGAAGCCAGCATCCAGGCAAGCTTGTCGATTGTCTCCTGATAGGCTTTCAGGACGGACGCATTGTCCGGCGGATCAAACAGCAGCAGCACACTGTACCCAAGCCAGGTTTTAGCAGCCGCCAGCTTGCTCTCGCCTTCGCCCAGCCAGTCTGCCCACGTCTCCTCATCGAAACCGCTGATTGTAAACCCGTCTTTTCCGATCCCCATCTCATGGTGGGCGATCATCATCTGGCTGTTGATCAGCGGTATCAGCTGCTCGTCGAAGCCGCTGTCTTCTGCGTCCACATTGCACATCGTCCGCACAGATGGCAGGATCATGGTGCTGGACATGCTGCACATATCGCTCATAAAACTTCCTCCCTTTTCCACGGACAGGTGTCGTTCGGTCTTCGGATCACGACCGTCTGCGGAAGCAGTGCTCTGTTTCCCCAGGTGACGGCCTGATGCGTTTTGAAGGAACAGCTGATCAGAAACTCCGGATCGTAAAGGCACGGGTCGTCACGTTTCAGCTGATCCAGCGTCACGGGATTCATGTGATGCACATAAATATGCCCGGCGATCTTCCAGCCTTCAAGACCGAGATCATAGCCGCGGTCCCGGCGGATAACTTCGTTCTTTGCGTCCCGCCAGCGCTCGCTGTGGTAGAACACCTGGTTCAGATACCTTGCGTATCCGAACAGCTCCTCACCAACCTTGCCGTCCAGCTTTAGGTATTCAAAACGATCTTCCAGCGTATCGAAGCCGCACAGATCGTGATAGCATCTGATGGGATCAGACAATATAATCATCCGGCACCTCTTCCCACTCGCTGTCCTTCCCGGTATAGGAAGTAATGGCCTTGATGACTTCCTCGTACTTCTTGTCACGCTCTTCGTCGGATTCAATCGACTTCTTCTTGGCCTGAAGCAGCTCGATCTCATACTCAATCTTTCGAAGCTCTGCCTGTTCCTTCAGGGAACCGAGTTTTAAGAAATGCGTAATGATCTGAGAGGAAGCGGTGCCATCCTCCATCTGCTCAATGGCTCTTTTCATGGCAAGCCCTACGGCTCGCTTCTCGGCTTCCTCCTCGTATCTTGCAGAAGGGAGCTGTCTTGGTTCGGCCTTCTTTGCAGGAGGCCGTCTCTTTCTTTCATACATCGAAAGGGCCTCCTTTACGAGTAATATGGGTAGTCTCCCTGATAGGAGCAGCAGAAGGCAGGGTTTGCACAAATATGACGGAGGCGTCCAAACATGAAGAACCCACGAAAGGAGAACTGCTGCCGGGGTACGGGCCGGCGCCAGCGAATGGGTTGGGATGCTCCTGCTGCTCATATCAAAGAGACTGTGAAATCAACAAGGGCGGTGCCAGAAAAGTCCGA